ACAGACATTCCATTGGAAAGCTTGTTGCACTGTCAGGAATTTATGATGCACTACATGTTGATGGTGTCAAAAAAGTTCAACTAATTACTCCAACCGAAGATGTCATAACAACTGATGAACAGGCGGCTTACCCAAACAGTAAAATAATTTCAATTGCAGTCGATGAGTGAAGAAATTAACCAATCTTTATTATCAGCAAATGCAAGTGCCTTACTGAGAGATTTAGAAAGATCATTCAAAGGTTCTTTTGATTTGCCAACGCTAAACCGCTATGTGGTAAATCCTGATTTAGCACCAGCTCATATTTTACCTTGGCTTGCCTGGGGCTTATCAGTTGATGATTGGAGCGATAATTGGTCAGAAACAATTCGCCGCAATGTAATCAAGGCAAGTATCGAAGTTCACAGGAAAAAAGGAACTATTGGCGCTTTAAAGAAAGCACTAGAAGCCTTCAATTATACTAATATCAAGGTGCAAGAATGGTTTGAATATGAAGGTGATCCCTATTTCTTTAGAGTATTTTTTGATGTCGTAGAGCCTGGATTTGATATTAATATTTTGCCACAAGTTCAAAAAGTTATAGAAAATACTAAAAATGCCAGATCTCACCTTGAAAGCCTCAAGGCTTATTTATCGGCAGAAATGGGATTGACTAATATAGGGTTGGCCATGGTTTCAAAGGAAATGACTCCACTGCCTCCTGTTATTTTTGATCAAGACGACGAATTAATAAATCAAAGTTTAGCAATGCCTGTAATTGGAACATTTTTGATATCAAAGGAAATTACAACGATTAATCCATTAGTTTAGATGCCTCAAGATTATTACGTATTAGTTACCAATAATGGTCTCATCAAAGAAACACAAGCTGGGCAAATTGGTGGAAGTCAAATAAATTTAACACAAATTGCAGTTGGTGATGGAAATGGCTCCTATTATGAGCCAGAAAGCACCGCACTATCTTTAGTAAATGAGCTTTATAGAACAACATTAACCTCCGCCGTTTTAGATGCGAATAATCCAAATCAATTAATTATTGAAGGCGTAATACCTGAAGAAGCTGGACCATTTTATATTAGGGAAGTCGGAATTTTTGATTCTGATGGAGATTTATTTGCTATTGGGAAATTTCCAGAAACATTTAAATCAAATTATGAATCAGGTTCAGGAAAAAGGCTTTATATTCGAATTATACTGGGATTTTCTTCAACTCCCAATGTTGAAATAGTTTTATCAGAAAATATTAATTTTGATGTAAATTTTTCTCAAAATATAAATAATGAATTAAATAAAAGACTAAAAATATCAGAAAATTTATCTGATCTAGATGATGTTGAGACAGCAAGAAACAATCTTAATATTACTGATTTAACTGGCGCTATAATGCCATTTTCTTTTTCATCTCCTCCAGATGGTTGGCTAGAATGTAATGGCGCTGAGATTTCAAGAATAACTTACGCAAATTTATTTAGTAAAATTAGTGAAATTTATGGAAGTGGAGATGGGATTAATACATTTAATATTCCCGACCTTCGTGGTGAATTTATAAGAGGATTTGATAATGCTAGAGGTGTTGATCTTGATAGAAACTTAGGAAGCTTTCAAGCAGATGAGATAAAAAGCCATAATCACCAATTACAAAATATTAAAAGTATGGACGACTCTAATGGTGGCGGTCATGAAGGTTTTGTTGATGGTGATAATTATTACGCAATTAGAAATTATAATGTGAGCAATACTGGTGGAATTGAAACCAGACCAAGAAATATAGCCCTTCTTTACTGCATTAGATATTAGAATAACAAATGAATTATTACAGCATCATAACTAACAATGGCTTAATCAATCATGCCAATGCTAGTGCCAATGAGGTAAATCTTGATTTAGCCGAAATGGCGGTTGGCGATAGTAATGGGGTTTATTATGATCCCGATGGAACTGAAACTGCGCTACAAAATGAGCTTTATAGAGTTGATTTAACGCACGCAGTAATTGATGAAAATAATCCAAATCAATTAATCGTTGAAGCAGTTTTAGATGAAGTTGTTGGGCCATTTTATATCAGAGAAGTTGGAATATTTGATTCAAATGGTGATTTATTTGCCATTGGAAAATTCCCCGAAACTTTCAAACCAAACTTACCAAGCGGTTCAGGCAAAAGGCTTTATATTAGAATGATTCTCGGCTTTGCCAGCTCGCCAAATGTGAATTTGATCATCAATAATGATATTGCTCTTGATCCAAATTTTAGCAGCGATGTTAATAATGCCCTCGCGGATAGATTGGTTAAAACCAATAATTTATCAGATTTAGAAAATCTTGAAACCGCTAGAAATAATCTCGGTTTGAATGTAATAGCAATTACAGATTTCTGCTCCTGCATCTTACCATTTGCTAGTCAAGATATTCCAGATGGCTGGCTTGAATGTAATGGTGCAGAAATTTCAAGAACAACTTATGAAAACTTATTTAATAAAATTGGTGAAATTTATGGAATTGGCGATGGATCGACAACGTTTAACATCCCCGATCTTCGTGGTGAATTTATTAGAGGATTTGATAGTGGTAGAGGAATTGACGCTTCAAGATCTTTAGGTTCAAATCAAGATCAAGATTGGAAATCATTTAATATGTGGAATAATTACGGCCCTTCAAATTCTTACAGTCACACCCCTGTTTATATGCAAAAATATACTTCTAACCCTGGAAATGTGCTAAATTTATTTGGTGGTCACTGGGCTTCTCCATCAGGTAGAATGGGTCTTTACTGGGATAATTCTGAGATAAGACCAAGAAATATTGCGATGAAATATGTTATTAAATATTAATTAATGATAAAAATGACCAAATTTATTTATAACTTTGATGAGAATGGATATTTTATTGGCAGAAGCGAGGCAAATATTGATCCGCTTGAAACAAAAATAAAAAAAGAAAATATTTATCTTTTGCCAAAAAATGCAACTTTTACTAAAGCGCTAAAGACTCAAGAAAATAAAAAGATTAAGTGGGATAAAGATGATCAAAAATGGATTTATGAATATGTAAAGATTCCAAAGTCGGTAGAAGAAATTGAAAGTGAATCTGATAAAATAAATCGCCTAAAAACTCAGGCAATAATAATTAGAAGTTCATATCTTCAAGCAACTGATTGGTATATATTGCGAGAATTTGACAATCCCAATTCCTATCCAGTTGAAGTAAAAGAAAAAAGGATATTAGCAAGAAATCAAATTAACGAAATTGAAAAAATATCCGATCTCAAGGAAGCAAATTCGATTAAAGAGAGCTACCCGTTTACATAATCAAATAATTAATCAAAAAATATAAAATATTTATGACTGAGCAATTTCTACATGGTGTAGAAGTCATCGAGCTCGATGATGGCGCGCGCCCTATACAAACAGTTAAATCTTCAGTAATTGGACTTGTTGGCACAGCGCCGCAAGGACCCGTTAACACACCAACTTTGATCCTTGGTTCAAGATCTGAAGCAGCACTAATTTTTGGTGAAAATAATGATGCCAATAAAGATTTTACCATTCCAAAAGCATTAGATGGAATCTTTGATCAAGCTGGGGCAATGGTTGTGGTTATTAATGTTGCTGATCCAAGCAATCCTGCTCATTTGACTGATGATGTTCTTGATCCTAGCAAAATAATTTCAGCTGATATTGTTGGTGGCGTTGATGGCTCAACTGGTGAGTATAAAGGTGTTCACGCTTTACTTGCTGCTCAATCAGAAGTGGCAGTGACTCCGAGAATCCTAATTGCACCAGGATTTACTCACGATATGCCAAGTGGTAATGCCAACCCAGTTGTTAGTGAACTGCTTGGAATTGCAGAAAGTTTAAGAGCAGTAATTATTGCTGACCTACCAAACACCAATGACACTGACGCAATAGATTATGTAGGAGATTTTGGTTCAGCTAGAGTTTATTCGGTTTATCCATGGGTTAAAGTTCTTGATAGTCTTGGCAATATCGTCTCAGAGCCATCCTCTGCAAGAGTGGCTGGCTTAATTGTTAAATCAGATAATGAGCGTGGATTTTGGTGGTCACCATCAAATTTGGTTATTAATGGAATTGTTGGAATTTCTAAGCCCATTGATTTTGCGCTTGGCGATCCAAACAGCAAAGCCAATTACCTAAATGAAAATAACATCGCCACAATAATTCAAGAAAGCGGTTTTAGGTTGTGGGGCAATAGAACTTTATCAGCTGATCCTAAATGGGCATTTTTACAAGCTAGAAGAACAGCAGATATGATTAATGATTCTTTACTTAAAGCTCACCTCTGGGCTGTTGATCGCAACATCACCAAAACCTATATCGAAGATGTTTTGGAAGGAATTAACAACTACTTACGCCATCTAAAAAGCATTGGCGCAATCATTGATGGAACTGCATTTGTAAATCCCGAATTAAACACTCCTGATCAAATCGCGCAGGGTAAAATTTCTTTCGATTTTGACTTTACTCCACCTTATCCGGCAGAACACATAACCTTCCGCTCAAGGATGGTTGATGATTATCTCGAAGAG